CCAGCTTAATCAGCTGCTAACCACTCTGGAACTTCCACAGATTGCGACGTATGATCTGCAGGTCAGGTCCCAAGCTGAAGATGGTTCCTACAGTACCTTAAGATTCTTTCCATCAACCAGATTTGTTATGCTGCCGCCTACTAAGTGCGGTGATACCCTCATGGGCCCAACTGCTGAAGCACTGCTCGATACTGAGGTGGATGCTAAATCAGCAGCTGGTATATATGCGGTAGTTAACCAGCAGGAGGAACCACCCGGAATATGGACCAAGGCAGCGGCTACGGCAATGCCAACCTTCCGGTTTGCTAATGGTGTATTCCAGGGAGTTGTTTTGGCAGAATAGGTTAGGTTAAAGCAATAGTTACTGGGGGCCTTAAGATTCCCGGTAACTATTTGATTGGAGGTAGCAGTTTTTGAAAGTAAGATGTATAACCCGTGTGAGTGAAAGAAATCGCACATTTTTACCCAGGGAGATAATTCCTGGGCTAAGCATTGATAGGGTAGAATCACTGGAGAAATTAGGGGCAGTTATACGGATTAACGAACTGGATCCTATGGATCTCGCGGCAGTAAACCCGACCAAGTTAACGGTAGCTCAATTGCGAGATCTGGTTAAGGCAAAAAGTAACGAGAAATATGATTGTATGAAAAAAGATGATCTCCTGGCTACCCTGAATGAACTGGAGAGTGGTACAGATGGCAGAACTGGTGACTCTGAGAACGCGCCTGGCGGTTTACCTGCCGGGGATGACAAATGATAGCCTGGATTCATGGCTCCTAGAATCAGCAAAACAGCATAGTTATGACACTGTTAATGAGGTACCGATAGTTAAATCAAATATGATCATTCACTATGCCAGGTATATTGCTCTGCAAACAAAAGTAATTGAAACAGCAGAAAATGCTGCACTGAATATTAAGGGAACCTCGGTAAATAAATCAGGTGCCAGCAGCAATTACAATGCTGCAGTCAAAAGGGCCTGGAGTGATTACAGGCGTGCTGGTGGTCGACTGGGTTCAATGGCAATAAGAGTTTCCTTAACCCGCGCAGATGGGCGGTGATCATTTGGCTTTAATAACTGATAGGGATGTTGCCGATATTAAGTCAGCGCTTGAGGAGCTTGCACCATATACAGAGGAACCTATCACCTATAAGCAATACAGTCATACTAATACAGGGGATCCGGTGCAGGGGATCTCTGCTGAACCTGTTTATGTTGAAGATCCTGATACAACATCAGCAAATGTTGAGGCGTTATCTGTTGAAGAAATAGCAGTTTCCGGAGGAAGATATGTATTAGGTGACATGCTTTTTACTGTCAGGAGAAACACTGAACCGTCCTACCAGGACCGTATAGTCTATGATGGTGCTACCTGGAAACCCAAAAGCATTGGGAAGATGTTCCTGAGGGAAGTTCTCTGGTGGGAAATCAGGGCAGGGAAGGAATAAGCTATGGGGAAGAAATTATTTGATATTAAATTCGATGGTATTGAGGAATTAGAAAAGCTTGCTAAAACTCAGGCTGAACTTCTTTCTAAAAATGTAGAAACAGCTATAGCAAGGACTACCCATTTGGGGATCAGTAGGATAGCAAATGACTGCCCTGTAGATACAGGCCTCTTAAGGGCCAGCATTGCTGGAGAATATGCTGATGCAGCAGGAGTTGAATTAAAACATGGAAAGAAGACAGAGGGTAAGGCTTTATCTGCTACCAAAATTGACCTTCGTAACCTGGAGGGCAGGATAGGCACTAATGTGGAGTATGCCCTGTACGTGGAATATAAGGGTGAAGGTGGTTATAAAAAGGTTAAGCGCAAACTTTCAAACAAACAACGGCGATACCTTTTTTATAAAGGCATTCTAAAAAGAGACGATAACGGCAAGGTGATTTACAACTACAAGAAAAAGAAAAAACAGGGCAAAGGGTTTTTCCGAAAGAACATACCTGTAATCAGGGCGCAGTTTAAGTGGGAAATGAATAAGGCTATTGAGGCAACAAAAGAAGGACGATTACTCAGGGCGGGAAAAGGGGATTAAATCTCCTTTCTCTTTTTGGGCCTGCTCTTTTTCATGTTGTTCTTTGAGTTCAGGGAATGCATCACGTAACATTGCAGCAAAATCATAGACGATATAAGTACATCGGTCCCGTCCTTCGTTGTCGTATTCAACCAGGGTACGGACATGATATTTATCTTTTTTATTCATAAAAATAATACCTCCTAGTATCTAAGATATTCGTTATACAGTTTCTTATTCCTGCCCAAAGGGGGAAATGCAATGAATAACACGATGATAAGCATAGGCAGATATGTAGCTGACAATCTTTCAAGTTTTGGCCTTACATCAATTAATCAATTTGTATTAACAGAAAAAAGTATTCAGCCCCTGACTAATGGTGGTAAGTGGCTTATTTTGCTTGCACTACGCACTGTTCCTGATAGCACCAGGAAGGTACCTTTTGGAAATCTTCTATTACCCGGGGTAAAAGGTGAGAGGTTTTTGACCATCATTGAAATTGAATGCAAGACTAGATCACCCAACCCGGGGAGAGATTTCTACTGGAACACCGCCAGGCAGTTCAGGGACCGGGTGTACAATGCCTTAGCCGGAACAAACCGGGGAGGAATAAGAATTTCCAGGTATGACTGGACCGGTTTTGATATGGAAGGAGACGAATGGTTAACTGGGGCTTACGGTCCACAACGAGGCGAAATTTGGTTTGAAGTTGATCCACAGAGAAGCTCACCCATAGAAGACCCCCTGGAGGATCAGAACGACCCGGCAAACAAAAGTATATTTCTTACCTACAACGTTCACTGGTGGAGGCCGGTAAGCTAAGGAGTGAAGAATACATGAATGAAACTTTTAAAGTATCGTGTCCCTGTGGGAGACACGATTTTGTTTTTATCAGGAAACCTTTACGGAAAGTTGAGATGAAGTGCCCGGAATGTGGGCAGATGAACAAGTACGTCCCCGATGAACTGCAGAGCATTACTCTTGAAGAAGTAGGCTCACTTGAGGATGTACTCAGCAAAGAGAAGGAGGATGAAGAATAATGGCATTTGAACAGAGTAGAAACGCTCAGTTTACGATTATTTCCTGCGTTAATGCNNNGATACTGCAGATAATATTACTACTGCGATGTTGGCAAACGCTATTCCAGGCATCACTGACTTTGGCTATGATCATGAATTGGGTGTAGAACGTCGGGGCAAGGGACAGTTTGGGTTAAATAAACCGGTAGGTATTACTGATGAATATGGAGGAATTAAAGGCAGTTTTGACGTTGAAGGAACTGATGGGGAAAAAGCTGTTCTTGCAGCTATCAACCGCATTGCCCGGTCGTCATTTGTAAACGGTCATTATAACAAATTGTATGAGTTTTTTATCCTGGCCAACGTGACTACTGATGACGGAGTGGCTCTGAATGCTCATTTTTGCGATACCTGCAAGATAGATGCATCTCCCAAGAAAATAAGTCCGGATGCTAAAAGAATAAGTTTCCAGGGAATAATTGGCCAGGATTTTGCTGGGAAGAAGATCAGGTACATGGTTGTGGATGGTGCAGCTACGCCGGTTACAGCCCTTAATTTTGTCGATACTCCTGCTGCCTGGATAGATGAAAATGGTGTTACGCGGTATGCCTTACTGGTACTAAAATACAGTTCAAATACCAATACCAGACTTTACAGAGCTGCTGCTGCCGCTGCAGGATATTATTCTGAAACTGACAGTGCAGTTACGCTCCATGCCGATAATGGATTAGGAACAGGTGAAAAGGCTCTTGTAGCCTACCTGGTATAAGGGGGCTGAATAACTTATGGCTGAGTTAACTCAAGAGATGGTACAGAGGCGGCTTGATGGGGTCGCTTCTGGTACCTTTCAACCTGAAATACCGGGGTTACCCGGGCTTGTTTTTGTAAAGCTGGGTTTATCAGAACGGGGGAAATCTTCAAGAGCCTACAGCGCGAAGTTAAAAGAACTGTTTGCCTGTGGGGAATATTTTTCAGAAGCTATGCTTCCGACAGTGTTGGGAAAGGTCTGTAAAGATAACGGCCTGGATATAGGGGTTATTAAGAAACAACGTGAATTACTGAAGCGTTTTTATGAAAGTATTCCTGCAGATTTAGCTGGACCTGTCGATCAATTAACCGAGGAAGAAGCAGCACAGCTGTCACCCGAAGAAAAAACCCAACGTCAAGCAGTAATTGAAGAACGTGGGAAAAAGATTATGGAGTTTATGCAAAACTTCTATACCGAGGAAGATTACCGGGTGATGGACCAGGCTAAGCAGATTGAGAACCTTGAGCAGCATCTAAAGAGCAATACAGCTGAACACCACGCCCGTAAGCATCAAATGGAAACAGAAATTCTACTTTGTGCAAGGCAGGAAGACATTAAAAAACCTTACTTTGAAAGCATTGAACAGATTCAGGAACTAGAGGACACTAACCGCCAGGGTCTTGTACAGCTTTATATGAAATGGAAGCAGTTTAAGGAGGGCATGCTTCCCCAGTTTTTTCGTTCCGATAATCCTCACTAATCGTGAATGGAGCGAGACCTGGAGAGCAAACGGAGAAGGACATGTATTTTCGGGGGTACCTGCCGAATGGACAGCTGACCAGAAGCGTTTAGCTGCAATGACCCGGGAATATTCTAATGTTTTTTCAGCCCTGTATATACGGGGACATGAAATACCCAGCCAGGAAATACTGCAGGATTATAAAAAGTTCAGGGAATGGTGGAATGAATATCGCCAAAATCCGGAAATAGGGGAGAACCCATACAAACGCTACACTCATGGATTTAGCGTTATACGATAGGTGGTGAGTTGATTGTCTGATGCGGTCATGCAGGCCACAATTAAGGCCTTTGATGAGTTCTCAGAACAGTTTAGGAAACTTCAAACTGAATTACATAAAATTGAAAAAGCCCAGAAGGATACCAGTAAAGGCACCGACCAAATGAACAAGTCGGTGTCTACTTTTTTGCAGACTATTGGATCCCTAGGAGCTTTATATGCTTTTAAGCGTGGCCTGGAAGAAGTAATGGCTACGGGTAGGGAATTCGAACTCACCATCAAACAGGCCCAGGCCGTGACCGGTGATTTCAGCTCTACTCTTCGTGATATGGCAATGGCCACCCGGGGAGGCACTTTAGACGTATTTGGGCCTACCCAGCTGGCTGAAGCATACCGGGAACTTGGAGCAGCCGGTGCAGGTATGAATGATATCATGGCTGCCACTCCTGATATTTTGGAATTCGGTACCGCAGCTATGTTAGGAACAGAACAGGCCGCTTACGGAGTTCTGGCAGCTGCTAAATCGTTTAACATTGAACTTTCTGATAGTCAGCAGATCGTGGATGCCTATACCGAGTCAATGAACCTGGGTGCTTTGGCGGGAGAGGACTTTCAATGGATCATGTCCAGTGCTGGTGCTGTGGCCAAAATGGCTGGGCAGGACTTCAGGGAGATACTTTCTGTTGGTTCAGCTATGCGAGATGCTGGTATCCAAGCTCAGGATGCTGGTACTGCAATTAAGTCTGCTCTTATGCATCTCATGGATCCTGCTAAAGAAGCACAGGATATCATGAAAGAGCTGGGAATTAATATCTATGATGCCAGCGGAAATATGAAGCAGTGGAGCGAAATCACAAAAGAATTTGAGACAGCATTAAGCGGAGCTAACGCACAAACCCAGCAGATGGTCCTGTCAACTGTATTTGGCACTGATGGAATCAGGGCTATGGCAACCAGTATTAATAAAGGCAGCGACTACCTGGCAACCTTTACCGAGGGCTTAAAAAATGCTGATGGGGCTACCCATGAAATGGCTGAGGCGATGGCGGATACCTTTGATGGAGCCGTCAGAAAGGCGAATAGCAGCCTGGAAAAGACAAAGATTCTACTCTTTGAGGATATCAGTAGGGGGGCTGTAACGGCTCTTGATGCGATAAATACACTCTTAATTGGTTTTATATCTCTTGATGATGCAACCAGGCAGTTAATTGAGCTGATAGTTGGAGCAGGTGGCCTGGTTGTAGCTCTAGCTGCAGTAACCAGAGCGCTCCAGGCACTTGGGGTTACAGCTGCAACACTCACCGGACCTGTAGGTATTCTTACAATGGCAATCGGGGTACTTACTACCGGTGTAATCGCATACAAGGGAGCCCAGGAACAGGCCAGGATTGAAGCTGCTAATCATATTGAGACAGTAGAAGGACAAATTAACCGGATACCGCAGCTGGTACAGAAATATGAGGAATTAGTCGGAAAGGCTGAAAGGACCAAAACTGAAGAAGAACAGCTTAAAAAAGTTACTGATGACTTGACAAAAATAATGCCTGATGCTGTTGAGGGCTTTGATAATTTTGGTAGTGCAATTCTACGTACAGGGGATCTTGCTGAAATTGCAAAAGGCAAGTTATCTGGATTAAAGGCTGAGGTAGAGGATTATTATCGCAGACAAGCAGACATTGCAAAGCAAGAGTTACCAGAACTTAAAAAACAGGAAAATGAAGCTAGAAAAAAATATGAGGAATTGTATAAGACATACCAGCAGATGAAAGCAGGAATTTACGAATCAAAAAACTGGCCGACAAGGAAAATAGGCAAATGGGAGATCCCTTTAGAGTGGACCTGGGAAAATCCTGACGCTGTTTGGGCTCAGGTAAAAGAACAGAATGATCTAATTAATACACTGAAAAGCCAGAGACTTGAGTATGAAAAATCTCTTGATATTTACAAGAACATCCAGAGTGGGGACTATTGGAATAAAAAAGAGCCGCATGATGAGGATGAACAAAAGCTACCCGGGGCAGGAGGTACCGGAATAGGATCCGGCTATCAAGAAGGAAAAGCTAAGAGTGCTATAGACGCAATAACTTATGCCCTGGAGCCATATCGGTATGCGGTCGAAGAAACAGCGAATGCTTTAGACCTATTGGGTGCCAAAGAGCAGTACATTGCTGAGGTTATGGATTCCAAACAGGCTACAGTGTATGAGGCTATTGAACTTAATAGAGTTTGCAGCCAGCAGTATGATCTTTTGACACAGCAGCAGGATAGGCTGCATGAACAGGCTGAAGCTGAAAGAATAGCCATGGAAGTCTTGCGTGAGAAATTGGTTGCAGCTTCGGACCCTGAAGTTGTTGCAGATCTTGAAAATGAAATTGTTAGCCTAACCGGGAGCATAAATGAGGCGAGTATTGCCTGGTGGGATGCAGAGCGGGATAAGCTTCGTCTTTTGAATCAGGTCAAAGCTGAAGAAAAAAAGCGCTATGACCAGGCCTACCAACAGGCTATGGATCTCATGAATCACCAAATAAATATGGCCCGTATGAGTACTGAACAACAAATAACATATCTTAAAAAGCTCCGGGATTCTTACAACTGGACAACACAGCAGATGTGGGATATTGAGGAAAGTCTATTCAGATTAAGGCGCCAGCAGCTATCAGATTATCTTGGGGTTATGGAAGATGCATATGAAGACCAGCTGGAGGCCATTGATTCTAAAACGCAGAGTTTAACCCAGGAGATACAGGCACAGATTGATGCTCTGGATGATGATAGCACTACAGCAAACCGGGAAGAAGCTTTATATCAACATAATCAGAAATTAAAAGAGCTGCAGGAAGAACGCCAGTATCATGAACTCAGAACTGGCAAGGAGCACCAAAAAGCTATAAAAAGCATTGATGAAGAGATAGCAGAGGAAGAACGACAATTTAAGCTGCAGCAGGAAGAATGGAGCAGAGAAGACAAACAAAAAGCACTCGAACAGCAGCTTGAGGATGTGCAGGATGCCGGGGCAGAAGAACGGAGGGAACTGGAAGAACATTATCGCGAGGCCCGCGACATTGCCGAAGATGGCATGATGGACATCATTGCAGCACTGGCTGCAACTGGCCCTGAATGGATGCAGACGGGAAAAGACTTAATAAATCAATTAATTGAGGGCTTAGACTCAGGTGACTTTAGCAGTGTCCAAAGTCAGATTACCAATATACGCAAGCAGGCGTCATCAACCACGATAACAGAGCCAGATGTGCCTACTCCTACTTCAGGGGATGAGGAGAATGAGTCTCTTATCGCAGCCATTAGCCCAGACCAGATTATGAATATTGGTGGAACATATTATATGTGGTCCAGGGAATTGGCTAGTATTCTGGGTAAATCCGTTGATTGGAACCAGGAAACGGGCCAGGTTAAAATAGGGAGCAATTGGTTTACCCCTGGACTAAACAAGGATGGAAAGGCCTATGTGGGGATCCGGGAAGTAGCTGAGGCATTAGGATTTGATGTTGAATACGTGGGTGAAACCGATTCAATCAATATATATAGACAGTATGCTCTTGGAGGTTATGTGCCAGAAACCGGTCCAGCATATCTGCATGAAGGCGAATATGTTTTGCCGGCTAACCTGGTTGAGGCTATACGGATGATGGCGCCACCGCCTGCACACCTAAGCGGGAAAACTGGTGGAGGTACGATTATACACAATGAGCAGTATTTTCACGCACCACTGATTGGCATTGATAACCAGTATATAAACGAAGACGTAGACAGCACGATACTGGCCACAGAAACTGCAGGGTTGGTCAAGTCTGTTCGCAGGGGAGGGGGGTAGGTAAACTTGTCCGGAGGTTTTACTTTTAACGGTATCCATTGCAGTACATTCGGTTTGGCAATGCTTGCGGAACACGATCCGGTTCTACCTCCTACCAGGGACCGGAAGGAAGAAATAAACGGCATGGATGGGGCCTGGGATTTTGGAGCTGATTACGGGCCGAGGCCAATAACTGTGGAAGTGGCATTGTCAGAGGATACCAGGGCTAATCTTAAGGCCCTGAAGCGTCAACTTGCTGCCTGGCTGAATGCCAAAAACGGAGTCAAGCAACTGACTTTTGATGATGAGCCAGGTGTATATTACCTGGCCAGGTATGCTGGGAAGATCCCACTTGAACAGCTGATCAGTGCATATGATGAATTCACAATTCCTTTTGTAGCATACGACCCGATTGGCTGGAGTGAGGAACTTGTTTGGGAGCAAATTGTTGATACAGGTACCTTTGTAATTAATAATTCCGGTACCTACGATGCAAAGCCAGTTATTACGCTGCAAGCACTGGATGGGGGAATGCCGGGTGATGAAATTCTTACCGGTGGATATGACCCGTTAGAAGAGGTTATAGATACAATAACAAATCCGGTTATAACCTTAAACGGCTATACCATTTCTTATACTGGTACCATAAGCCCGGGAGAAAGCCTAGTGATCGACTGCCAGAAGTTGCAGGCGACTATAGACAGTTTCAATGCAGCCAATGGCATAAGTGGAGATTTCCCTGTCCTGGGGCCAGGTGATAATAATCTAAGTGTTACTGATGAGACCAGTACGGGAGGAATGCTGGTAAAGATTGAATATAATGGGAGGTGGTTATAAGTGGCGAGCTTTGATCAAGCATTAAATACTGATGTAAATAATAAACTGACGTCTGCTATCTGGGACACTGACGTTGGGGCCTGGATGATAAAAAACCAAAACTATGTGATGAACAGTGCAGGAACTCTATGGCTTCCGTTGGGTTTGGATGCAGATGGCAACCTGAAAGCTAGTGTCAAAAATTCTGCATTGCCTGCGGGGGCAGCAACTCAGGCAACTCTTGCAGAAATACTTACCCAACTTATAGATGGATTGCCTGAAGGAACAAATAACATTGGCGATATTGACATAGCAACAGCAATTGCCAGTGCAACAACTACACTTCAGTCTGCGGTAAGTGTAAGTGGTGATGGTACTGACTTTGCAATTGATGGATACGGTACTGTACTACTTGAGGTAACAGGTACATTTGTGGCCAGTATTTCTATTTTAGGTAGTATGGATGGAAGCAATTTTAATACTGCATTGCGTGTGCAAAAAATAGATACAGGTACAATGCTAAGTACAATTACCGAGCCTGGCACTTATAAAGTGATTAATCCCGCTGGACTTCAGAAATTACGAACTCCTGTTACATGGACAAGTGGCACCAGTGTAACAGTAAAAGGTAGGGCGATACCTTTATCCAGTAATGATAACTCTTTTGAACTAACGGGCAGTATACCAGCAGGAACGAATGAAATTGGCAAAATACAAGTAACGGGCAGTATTCTGTCGGATGGCGTAGCCAGGACATTAAGTTCAGTGGCTACACCAGATGGAGCAACTGCTCAAATATGGACACCAGCAACAGGTATGAAATTTAGGGTTTTGCAGTTGGTTGTAACAGCGTCTATAGCCGGCACTTATACCGTTGTACAAAAAGATACCGGAACGGGTACTATAAATCAATATATAGCACGTTTTAAATTAGAAACTAACAAACCATTTGTATTAACTTTTCCTCCGCAGGGTGTACTATCGACGATCGCTAACGACTACCTTGGCATTATCAACGGCAGTGGGTCGGCGTCTGATATATTGGCAAATACATATGGGAGGGAAGAGTAAATGTTAACAGCAACATATTTAAAAACCGCTGACACAGGACAAGAACCTGATAAAAAAGGTGTAGCTATTGTTGATGTTGATGGTATACAGATTAGTATAAGCTATTGGCCGTCTTTAATCAGTCAATGGGGTATCGATGGTGTAAAAGCCTATGTTGAGGCAGAGGCACTATATAAAACAGGGAATTATGATGAGGCCAGGGAAAAGGCTATGGATGGGATACCTGCCCCATTTGGCCAGTCATGGGCCAACGAACATCCAGATATAGTGCAAGGACTTGGTTAGCAAACTAACGGGTAAGCGATAGTTTAAGAACAAACGTTTGTAATTTTATTGTTTCTGTAAGCATGGTATGATAAGATATAAGCAGGCTAGTCTGAGCTGATCACTCAGACGAAAAGACGCTCCCGTAGGCGTCGCCTGCTTTGCACATTTCTACGGGGACAAAATTACCTTACGGGAGGTATCATATCATGCTACTTACAGACGCATGGTCTCTTTATGAGGCTGACAAACAAATTGAGGGCTTTAGCCCTGCTACTTTAAAAGGGTACAAAATTCAACACAATCTATTGGTTCGCTACTTTGGCGATATCGACATTGAAGAGATCACTCTGGCCAACTTAAAAACTTACCTAATAGAGGCGGGTAGTCATTTAAAACCATCCAGCTTGGGTGTACGCATAAGATTCATTCGAGCGTTTTTCCGTTGGGCTGCAGATGAGGGATACTGTGCAGGTAATCCTGCCAGGCGGCTCAGAGAACCCAAGCTTGGGCCTAGAGTGCCAAAGGCCTTGAATGAAGAACTATCTGAGCGTTTGCGTCAAGCTTGTATATCAAATCTTGAACATGCTATCATCGAATTCTTATTGTCTACAGGATGTAGAATAGGGGAGATCTATAGTTTAAATCGTACAGCGCCAAACTGGGAAAATAGGTCCTGTATTGTTATGGGTAAGGGTTCCAAGGAACGTGAGGTATACTTTTCGTGGCAAGCCAAGATCTATTTACAATGGTATTTAAATGGAAGAACTGATGACGACCCAGCCCTGATAGTAACCGAAAGAGCTCCACACAGGATGTCTATTGCACAAATACGATACATAGTTAAGAGGATAGCAAAACGAGCTGGTATAGAAGCGAATGTATACCCACATAAATTAAGACATACATTTGCAACGCATATGCTAAATAGAGGCGCACCGCTAGAAGCCGTACAAGATCAGTTAGGTCATTGCAAAATAGAGACTACAAAAATTTATTGCGCTTTATCCGGGGAACGAAGACGCGAAATATATAATCGGTATTATTAAAATTTGCCACCCTGCGGGGTGGTTTTTTCATGGAGGTTTTTAAAATGCAACCAGCCAAATACCTTGAGATTTACGATATTAATAATCAGCGCGTAGCTTTTCTAGCTCCTAATCCGGACGGAGTAAAAAACGCCAGGCTATCACGCGAGATAAATGGGCAAGTAACCCTAAAGTTCGTGCTCCCGCGCGAATCCGAGAAGTGGGCATATATTGACGGCCTGTACAAGGTAAAAATAAACGGCCATGTTTTCTGGATTATTGGCACCGAGGAAGAGCGCGACCAGCGGGGCAGATTGCTTTCAAATGTCCAGTGTGAAGAGATCTGGGTCAGAGACCTGGGCAGGCTGCGGACAAATTATCTCACGGTTGAGATACTAAGTTCTACTGCTCTCAATGCCCTTACCCAACTGCTTACTGGATCTGGTTGGTCTGTTGGCACCGTAAATGTAACTGGTACCCATGACCTTGAATCGGAAAAGCAGTCCTGCCTCTGGAACCTGCGTAAAGTCCAGGAGCTCTGGGGTGGCGTGCTGGAGTTTGATAGCGTTAATAAGACTGTTTCCTTGCTAAATAAGTCCACCTATGGCAATGATAACGGTGTTCAGATCCGCTATGGAAAGAATCAGAAGAGTATCAGGCGTAAAGTAGACCATGAGATCGTCACCCGTCTAATCCCCTTAGGTAAAGACGGGCTTACTATTGCCAGTGTAAACGAAGGACAACTTTATATTGAGAATTTCCAGTATACTGACCAGGTAATTGAGGATATTTGGGAGAACCAGGAGTATGATGACCCAGCAGAACTTTTAGAAGCAGCTGAAAAACGATTAGATAGAATATCACGACCCCAGACAACCTACACTATTAACCTGGTTGATCTCTCATCCAAAGAAGGTTACGAGATCGAGGCCTTTGACCTGGGTGATTGGATAACCATGTTTGACCCGGATATATCGCCTACAGGTACTAAAGTCCAGACATATAAGTACGAATACGATGTTTTTGAACCGTGGCATGATCCAAAGATTGAACTGGGGGATCCGGAGGAGACCTTATATGAAATGCTGGCTGACCACGGCAGGGCAGCGGACCTGGTTAATAATGTTGTGAGACCGAATCCAGGGGTTGGGAACCTATTAAAAGGGGTGCTAAATACATACTACACGCAAATCAATGGGGCTAGTGGTAAATACCAGGTCATTGATGGAGTAGCTACGTATATTGAGGTAGACGGCGAAGGAGCTGAAACTGGCAAACGGGTACGGATATCGCCGGCAGGAATCGGGATTAGTACTGACAGCGGACAGACATACACTACGGCTCTTACCGGTGAGGGTATAGCTGCAAATACTATTATTATTAATGCTCTTTATGCCCTGGCTACTGAAGACGGTTATACCAAGGTTGCTGCTAATGGC